CGAAGAAAGTCTTTACACATTTTCTGCTTATCATCTGGAATGTGCGTGATAATGTCGATCCATTCAGGATCCAGACCGGAAACCATCAATGCACTATCGTGCGTTTCTTGACCAGTGACAAGATAATCCATAGAAACACCGAGATACTGGGCTATCTGATAGGCGATATCAACATTCGGTACGGATCCCTTTTTCCATTTACTGACGTTTCCGCTACTAAACCCTAGCTCTTTTAGCACTGTTGTAGGGGTAGTCCCCTTTTCGCTACATATCTTGTAGATATTGTCGTAAAACATAAATCCTCCATTTTAACGCACCAAAAGAAAATTCGCCATTGACGAACGCACTATAGTACGCTATACTAACAAACATAAACAACAAAACATAATCAATTTGACAATCGAAAAACACTTCTATTTTACCAACAAACGTTAGGTAAGTAAAGAAGGAAAAGGAGGGAACTTATGGAAAAAAAGCTGTCTGCGTGGTGCAAAAACGCCAAGATCGAAATGATTAACCGTGATCTTAAAACCACGGCATTAGCTAAGGAGCTGGATATGAACCGAAGCTATGTCAGTTCGATCTTGAACGGGCGTGTCTACAGTGCTCCGGCAGTCAAAAAGATATCTGATTACCTGGGGATCACTGACAGTGACACCACAACTGTATGATTAAATAGTAACTCACGGAGGGACGTTGGAACATGGAGAAAGAATGCGTGAATTGCGGTGGAAGTATCTACTTTCAGTGCAGAAAAGAAGCTGCAAAATACAATGATAGACTGAGTAGCCGTGAGGGAGCTTCCGAGATGCTGAATGTATCTGTATCAAGCCTGAGCAATTATGAGTTGGGGCTGACACCAGTACCGACCGATGTTGTTGTAAGAATGGCTGACCTTTACGGAGCACCGGAACTGGAGGCTTGCTATTGCAAAAATGATTGCCCTATTGGAAAGAGGCAGAACATCGCAACAAAGATCCGGGGGATTGAGCAGATTACTTGTAGTCTCCTGAATCATGCAGACGATGATCGGTTACGCAGTATTAAGAAAGGACTTCTAAAAATTGCCAGTGATGGAAAGCTGGATCCTGGAGAAGGGGAAGAGTTGAAACGGATAGTAGCATGCCTGAGCGATTTTGCGGATGACGTGATGGAACTCAGGATGTATTTGAAAAAGCATGGAGGTACACCGGATGGAACTAATTGAGAAATTAAAAAAACAGCTGTCCGAGGAGTACGGGATCCATAGCGATCAGGAACTCATGGACGCTATAGCACATCAGAAACCTATTGGCATTGGAGTATTCGTGAAGGAGATAAACGGAATTGAGAAAGCTAGTTAAAGTATCGGCTATGCTTGCGATTGCGGCGATCATGCAGATCGGAGGATGCAAGCTGGCATACGATGAGAGAGGATATAAGGCGATCGGGAGTGAAAGACTGATTTCCCCGGTAGTGCTCTTTCTTGAATATAAGGCTTTCTGCGGGCCGGGAGAATCCTTCTACGAAGATGAAGAGGAGGAGTACGATGCTTGATATTACAGCAGAAACAAAGAAAGTCCGTGAGGACATGGAAAAGCAAGGATATGTGCTGACCGAGGAAGAGTATCAGATAATCCTGGAGTACACGATCAGAAAGAGTGGTCGGTGCGGAAAGGGCAGGGATTATGTACCGCTGCTTCTGGAGGATGAAATTAAGAATTACTACTTTCGTAACACGGTAACAGCCATCTCACTTATAAATATGGCAGTAGCCTAAAGGAGGAAAATATGGGACAGATGACGACAGATCAGTACCTGGATCAGATCCAGAACCAGTTAATGAAAACTCTGACTGAGAAAAAAGACGCCATGCCACCTGGATTCAATCAGCAGAGATTCGCTCTGAACTGTATCACGGTAATCCGGGACATGATGAAGGACGGCAAGAAAAGAGAACAGCTCCAGACGGTTGATATCAATTCAATCGTGCTCTGCATGATAAAAGGAGCATACCTGGGGTTAGATTTCCTGAACGGGGAGTGTTATGCGATCCCGTATAAGGGCGAAATGACATTCCAGACCGACTACAAAGGCGAAATTAAGGTTTGCAAGCGGTTCAGTGATGATCCGATCAAAGATATTTATGCAAAAGTAGTCCGCGAGGGAGATGTCTACGATGAAGGAGTGGAGGCAGGCGTTCAGAAGTTGAGCTTTAAGCCAGTTCCATTCTCAAACAAAAATATCATCGGAGCATTTGCGGTAGTCATGTATGTAGATGGAACCATTAAATACGACAGTATGAGTGTGGAAGAGATCAAACATACAAAAGATGTCTACTCAAAAGCAGCGAATAGCCAGGCATGGAAAGAATCATTCGGAGAAATGTGCAAGAAAACAGTCATCCGCAGACTGAGTAAGCTGATAGATCTCAACCTGGATAAAGTGGAGATGATTAAGGCTTATGAAGAGGGATCCGGATTTGAGTTCGAGAATCAGCAGATCTCCGGAGGATCCAACAGACAGCCAGCACAGCTTCCGGGATCAGATAATGTGGTTGATGCCTTTGCACCGGGGCAGGCAGCCGGGAAGAAAACGATCGAACAGAAGCCACAGCCGGCAGCAACACCGCAGGACTTCCGGAAAGCACCGGAGAGAGAACTGATCCCGGCAGAAGAAACACCACAGAGCATGCCGGATGAAGGCTTTATGATGCCGGAGGATCTTCTGGATAACGAGTTACCATTCAAGTAAGTAAATGAAGTAAATGGAGGATATGGGAATGAATGAATTACAGGTAGTAGTACAGCAGACACCAGGAACAGTAACATGGAATTATGAAGATCTGAAAAAGGCGATCACGAACGCTCTGGAGGTATACAAGACCACTGAGTACGATGATTCAAACATCGGTCAGGCAAAGAAAGACAGAGCAATGTTAAACAATCTTTCCAAGTCTGTAAACGCCAGAAAGATCGAGATCAAGAAAAAGTGTTTGGAACCATATGAACTGATTGAAACCCAGGCAAAAGAGCTGATGACGATTATCCAGGAACCGATTGCAGTTATTGATGAACGCCTGACAGAATATGAAACTGCCAGAAGAAAAAAGTCAAGAGCTGTGATCCTGAAATATATGCAGAAAGCATTTGAAGGAATCGAACAGCAGATTACAGATAAAGCCAAGAACGCTCTTTATGATGACCGCTGGGAAAATGCGTCCGCTAAGAAATCAGAATGGCAGACTGCCATTGATGCCAGGGCGGATGCAATCAGGTCAGATCTGCAGGTTTTAACTGGCATCGAGGAGAAATTCAGATCTTACGCCATGGATGCGTACAGACCGAACCTGAGGCTTGCGGATGCAATGCAGAAAGTCCAGGAACTGAGAGCACAGGAAGCAGCCATCCTGAAAAGACAGCAGGAAGAAGAGAGAAAGAGACGTGAGGAAGAGGAACGTCGCAGACGTCAGGAGGAGCTTGCGAAACGTGAAGCAGAACTTGCAGCTCAGAAGCAGCAAGAGGAGGTTACTCAGACATTCGGATATCCGGAAAGACCGCAATCGGGCATCGGAAGGACGATTGACAACATCGAAAGAGAGGCATTTGCCCGTGCGATAGCATCAACTCCAATCCAGGAACCAATCGTTGAGCTAGCGCCGAAACCAGTTCAGGATCCGGAAATTCCTTTTGATCCAAAACCGAGCCAGACGATCAGAATCACGGGGTCCCTGGAGGATTACCAGAAGGTAATTGAGTACATTAAGGCAATGGGGATTGACTACGAGGAGGTATAAACATGAGTTTTCAGCTGACATCGGAGAATTACTACTCTGACATAGCCAATTATGAGTACATGTCGGTTTCCCAGTTCAAAGATTTTGCCGGAACATATGGCAAGTTGGGATGTGAGGAGTGTGCAATGGCTAAGATCCGTGGAAAATATAAAGAACCGGATCGAACGGCACTCCTGGAAGGAAGCTACGTGGATTCCTTCTATGAGGGTACTCTGGATAAGTTCAAAGAAGAACATGCAGAGTTGTTCAGACGGGGCGGAGAATTAAAAGCAAATTTCATAAAGGCAGAAAAAGCGATTGCAAGAAGTTTGAGAGATCCGCTTTTCCAGGAATATATGTCTGGAGAAAAACAGGTCATAATGACCGGTGAGCTGTTCGGATCCAAGTGGAAGATCAAAATGGACAGCTACCATCCGGGCAGAGCGATTGTGGATCTGAAGTACATGCAGTCACTCACAAAGTTCGGATATGTTCCGGACATCGGATATCTGGATTTTGTCCGCTACTGGGGATATGACCTCCAGGGAGCTATTTACCAGGAGATCGTTTACCAGAACACCGGAAAGAGATTGCCGTTCTACATTGCCGGAATTTCCAAAGAAAAGGCAATGAACATCGAAGTGATCTACATACATGACAACTATCTTAAAGAGGCAATGAAGGTAATAGAAAGCCGGATGCCGAGGATCCTACAAGTGAAATATCACGGAGCGAAACCCGACCGATGCGAGCAGTGCATCTGGTGTAGAGACACCAAGGTACTGACAAAGCCGATCGGGATCGGGGATCTGACAGCGAGTTTATAGTATGGAGGTACAGGAGATGGCATGGATCACGGTGGATCAGAAGCTGATCGGAGGTAAATTAAGGGATTTTGCCAAGAGGTCCGGAATCAGCCAGAATGAGGCAATCGGGATCCTGATTCGCCTCTGGCTGTGGGGGATTGACAATGCAGAAGAGAGTGGACGGATTGTAGCTGCTGAACATGAAGATATCGAGGAAGCGATCCGCCCGGGATTCCTGGAGATTGACCGGAGTGCAATTTCAAATATCGTCGACAATTTGATTGAGTGTGGATGGATCGACCAGGAGGATAGCTCCTTATATCTGCATGACTGGATGGACTGGAGAAGTTATTACACGTCATATGAGCAGAAAAAAGCGAAACATGCGGAACGGATGCGAGATTATAGAGCTGGAAAGAAAAAGAGCCAAGATCCGGAACCGGAGAAAAAGCCGGAGGAATCCGGAAAGGCAAAACGTAATGAGTATGTAGTAGCTTTTGAGGAGTTCTGGAAGGTCTATCCGAGAAAAGTGGATAAAGGAAACGCTTACAAGAAGTACCAGGCAAGATTAAATGATGGATATTCGGATGCTGAGTTGCTGGCAGCTGCAACTAATTATGCGACCCAGTGCCAGAGAGATAAGACAGAGACAAAGTTCATAAAGCATCCCAAAACGTTCCTGAGCGATACAATGCCATTTACGGACTTCCTGGATAATAGAACCCAGGAGCCGGCGAAAACGTTCAGAAAAGGCGAAAATCCGTTCATGTAGGCAGAAGGAGGATAACTGGAAATGGAAGTTGGAGGCATGTTGCCATCTCATAGTCAGGAAGAGATAAGCCCGATCAAAGAGGGAGATTACGTTGGAGAAGATGGTCTGATCCGATGCGGAGTATGCGGCAAGCGGAAACAGTTCAGAA